TGTCTGTGGGGTCAGCGAAAGTAAATGTATCGTCAATAACCTCGTTCCCTGCGTTCATGTCTGCTAAGTGCGCCATGACCTCGCGGATGGCGTTATTAACATCGCTTGGAACCATTGTTCCTTCGCCAAGGTCAACACTGTCTATATCGGTGTTGCTAGACGCTGTTGTTGAATATTGGTTAATCGCTGTTTTTGCCATTTCTATCTCCTTATGGCGCTACTTGTTCATTTTCATACATGTTCATTAAACTTGGTACAAGTGTAGGCGCAGCTGCTGTTGATTTTAAAGTTGCCGCTGGTGTTGATAAAAGACCGATTGCTAAATCGCGGCCAGGTCTACCGCCTCTGTAAGCTGCCAAACTAGGAACGACTGATAACGCAAATGGATCAAGAAAACCTCCAGCGACAGCAGAAGGCAATAAAAAAGTACCTAAATTAGCAGCTAAAGGACTTGGTTCTCTTACTGGTACAGAACCCTCTCCTAACACTTGTCTGCCTATTCTAGACATTTCATATAAAGGAGATTCTGCGTAAGCTTTTTCTCCTAATTTTGATTCTAAAGTTTCCTCAAGAGTAACAGGAGTTATAGCTTCTTTTTTTACTGATTTTTTCTTTAATGATTGAATCAAGTTTCTATTCTTATAAGCATTTCTAGCTTTTTCTAATTTTATGTTTGCAGGATCTTGAGCGACCATTGAATCCATAATTAAATCTTTTAATTCATTTAATTTTTTAGCAACATTTCTATCTGCGCTTGTACTATCTCCTCCCATAAGGCTAAATGCTTTTTTACCTAAATCACTCATAGCATTTTGGGCGTTTTGACCTGACATTGATGTGCCGTCTAATTGTTTTACAAAAAGATTATTTAAAGATTTCATTAAATCTTTTGTTTGTTCTGGCGAAAGCTTTAATTCAGATATACTTTCTGGGCTTGCTAACTCTTGAACAAAATTAATTGCTGGGGTTGCGTCTGGCAAAGACGCTGATTCTACAGCTTCCTTAAAATAATTATCTAAATATTTTAAAGCTTTTCTGCCAACCTCAGTTGGTTTGTCTTTTTTACTCGCAACAAAACCTATATCAGATAAAGTTCTATCCAATATACTTTTAGAAAAAGTTTCAAAACCTTTTCGTTGCGCTGCTGTAGCGCCAAGAACATCTCCTAAAAGACTTCTAGTAAATATGTCTTCAGCATATTTAGTGCCTCCACCCATCGCCTGACCAAGACTTAAATCTACGCCTGACTGTTCTAATTTTTTAGCTTCAGGCGTTTTTCCAAAAGGTAAAGGAAGTTCGCTTGCAATACCTAAAGGCGCACCAATTGCCGCTGAAATAGAAGCAGTTTTAGCCCTTTCTGGAATTGTTCCTGTCTCCGTGCCAAAGCCTGCTATACCTGCCTCTGTGCCTGCCAAAGCGCCTTGAGATAGCATTCTTCCAACACGTCCAACATCTTTTGCTTTTTGCGCTTGAGACAAAGCGGTTCCAGTAATTATTCCAAGAGGCAAACTACCGCCTATTTCACCAGCTAAATAACTACCAGGAAAAGCTTCTTTTTTACGTCTTTCTTCAGCCTCTGCTTGAGCTAACGCACGTTTGTAAGCTGTCATAAAATTTTCGCCTTGAACAGCTTCTAAACCTGCCTCAATTCCAGAACCTAACTCTCCTCTAAAACCAAGCGTAGCGCCTTCCATTAATCCAGAACCTAATGCTTCAGTTCTGCCTTCACCTAAAACATCTACTGCGGTTTGTGCAGATCGCGTTGGTACTTGAGAGCCAAGAATAGCAAGCGCTAGATTTGGTAATTTTTCTGTAAACATGTTAGAAATAGTAGAAGGCTTGCTTTCAGCTTCTTTAAGGCGCTTTGCTTCTAACTTTTTTCTAGCTTCAGCCCTTGCTGCCTGTAAATCAATTGTCATAAGTACCCTCGTTTATTTGCTTCAAGATTTCTCTTTTTACATTGTTGTCGTACTCACTCCAGAGTTCATAATCATCTGAGTTTAAACCATCTGGTCTATACTTAATAGATTGTATTGCTGGCATCTCCAAAGGTTCTATGTAATTTCTCTTTAAACCTAACACAGATATTTGTTCGTTATATTCAAGCGCCAATTCATTATATTTTTCTGTTTTTTCTAAAATAACCCTGCGAACAGCCGCTGCTACTTCTTGTGGATTTTGAAATGCTGTAATATCACCGCCAAGATATTGAATAACCCTTAAAGCGTCTTGTTCTGTCAAAACACCAGGTCCAACAACATCTAATCTGGTTCCTCCTATTAAACCTTGCAATTGACCATTAGCAATTCTTAAGCTTAACTGTTCAGGAGTTAGTTTTTTTTCCTCTTCTGTTAAAAAATCATTAAAAAATGTTTTAGCTGTAGATATCATGCCATCTATTACTCTAGAAGCACCTACATTAGCATCATCAACAGTTTTAAAATAATTAACTAATTTTTTTGTTGATAATTTCATATCAGTTAAATCAGCGCGATATTCGTTTACTTTTTCCACAGGTAATTGCAAGTTTCCTTGAGTGCTTTTATCTATTACTCTTTCATTTTCTTGTAATGGTCTTGATTTGCCGCCTTGTGTGACCATATAAGTTGGCGTTCCATCTCCGCCTGGAAGACCTCTTGGAAGATAATTAGCTTGACCTACTAATTTTCCATCTGAATCAAGAACAATCCCACCTTTTTGCGCAACTCCTTTTCTCCGCGCTTCTGCTTGCTCTAGAATAAATTGTTTTTGTAAATCAGGACTGTTAGGATACAACGCCCTTGCCTCTGCCATTATTGTGCTTTCTTTTTCAGGGGTTGGATCGTAAGGTTCGCCAACAGGAGTTTTTGTTCTTTTAATTACTGTACCATCAGGATTTTTTTGTGTTGTTACGTTAAAAACTTGTTCTAACAATTTGCCCTCAACAACCACTGATTCTTTTACTTGTTTTGTTTCAGGTAAAGGCATTTGTTTCGTAGTAACAGTTTTAATAGGTTCTAAAGTAAATGGATCTACAAAATTAACGCCTGTGGAAGTGTCTATTTTTAAAGGTTTAACAGGTGGTTTAAATTGTTGAGAAATTTGTTGTTCCGCAATTGATTTTGCTAATTCAGGACTTTGAGCTAAAGAAGCAAGCCTAGTTTGTTCAGGGGTTAATTGCGCTGACATTAAAGGTTGATCACCAATTATAGAGCCAGTAACACCTCTCGTTAATGCAAGATCTGATGCTTTTTTTGCCCTAACAGCTTCTGCACGCCTTGCCTCTTGTGCAGCTTGTATTTCCATAGATTGCTTTAATTGCTGTTCGCGTAGCTTTCTATCAGCCTCTGCACGTTGTGCCTCTAAAGCTGTTTGATAGCTTTGCATACCTTGGCGACCACCATAGCTAAGTGCCTGTCCTAGCGTCATAGGCTGACTTTGATAACCACCTGCTTCCAATAAACCGCCTGCAAGACCTAATATACCTTGCGTTCTTGGGTCATCAAAACTTGTGCCAAATAATTTACTAAAGCCTTCAGCCATAGTTTACTCCTACAATAATCCTAATAATCCGCCAGCAGCAGCACCAGCACCTGCATATGATGGGTTTATCATTGTTCCTATTTGACCGCCTGTTAAAGCACCGCCTAAAAAGCTAGATGCAGGCTGTCTGTATTGCGGTGTTATTTGCTGAGTACCAACAGTTCCGCCTTGAACAGATGTCATATATTCTGCAAGTTTTTGCTGTGGTTTTTGTTGCTCAAACATAAACCTATCAATGTCAGCTTGTAATTCTGCACGCGCTTGTTCTTCTTTAGCCGCGCCAACACCCAGCATTAAGTCAGCAGGCGCTAAACCAAACTTATATGCAGCAGGTGCTTGAGATATAGCCGCCTGTTGTGCTTGTAACGCATATGGAGCCAAAGCCTGTGCCATAGCTTGCGTGCCATACTGTGAACCATAACGACCTGCTTTACCAAGTGTTCCTTCTACTTGTTCTATAACAGGTCTAAAAGCAGCGGCCTGCAATGGATTTGTTCCCATAAGGTTTTGTGCGACAACATCCTGAACACCGCTAACCAATGGGTTTGGCTGTGAAGCATACTGCCTTGTTGCTGATAATGCCGCCTCTGTTTCTGGCGAATATCCTACAACAGTAGAACCTGGATAATATTGAGGCGTAGGAGATTCATATAATGCCTTTGCCTGTTGTAATCCATATTGCAAATATGGCTGTGCGTATGCTGGCGCACCTGTGGACGAAATAGTCCTTGTTTGACCGCCACCTTTACTCATCTCGTATTTCCTTCACTAATACTACAGACGCTTCTTTATAATCAGTAAGTTTTCGTGACCAGCCTTTGCGTCCTATAATTTCCATGCCAGTACACCCTAATTCTTCCGCCCACTTACAAACACTTTTTTCAGCTTCCATAAGCTCGTCTAAATCACCACCTGCTAACCATATACGACATACGCTTTGATTTGGGTAGTCTACTATTTCTGTCACTATAACAGAGTTTTCCAATGGAAAAAACTGAGCTTTGCCTCTTTTAACAGCGTCCCATACATCTGATATATCATGGCTTTTATTAGAATATTTTAAAGCTTCAGATATATGCGAAACTAACCTAGACCATTCTTTAACCGATAATGAGGTATGCAAAGGGCGCATCGTGTCCTTGATTGTCATGGTTAATCACCATTGTTCCATTTGTACTACTGCCGTCAATATAAGGATTATGATGCCAAGGGTCATGGTCAAGTCCTGTGAAAAACACCAAACTTTGAACATTATATCTTGGCTCAGAAACTGTTGTCTGTGTTGTGTTCGCTGAGAAAGTAACATATCCAACGCTATTTAATCCACCGTCAATCGTGCGGTTTAAAACCTCTGCTATTTCGCGTGTTGTAGCTGTAACAGGGTTTAGCGTTCTAAAATTCGTTTGTCTTTGTTCAATAGCCATTAACGTCTGCCTATCTCTCTGGCTTCAACATCAATACCTTGTATGTTAGTCCAGTTTCCAGTTAAAGATAATTTAGCTCTATGAAATCTAGCAGCAGACCTAAAGGGATAAAAACCTTCAGAGTTTAAGGTAGCACTACTTCCAAAAACAACATCATCAGCAATGCTGTTTCGTGTTCCCACCTGCGCTGTTACAGATCCACCTTCGTAATATGGATATATTCTAGTAACAATGCTATGTTTGCCTGGCGAAAATCCTGTTTCACCAGTTTCAATCGTTGCTGTCATAGGATCGCCAGTAAAACTGAATATTTGGTCATTTACAGCACCGCCAAAGAAGAACTCACCGCCCTTGTATAGTGGGCTATCAAGTACAGTTGTTAATCCATCTAATGTTGCAGATAAATTGTCTAATTGGTCTAGTGTGTAACCAGCACTAAAGAATGGGGCTAAATAATCAGCCCTTAACTTTACCAAAGACCAACGCTGTAATACATAATGATATATAAGCAATGTGTCTGGATTGCCATTACCACTAGCTGTAGAAGGATAGCTCCATATCGCTATTTGGTTTAATGGGTCAACAGATGATGTCATATTTTCTTTAAACGAAAGATTAAAATCTTTTGCAAAAAATTCATCTACTTTTTCTGCGCCAATAGGCGTGGAGCTTTGCCCATTAAATAAGTAAAAACCATCGTTTGAGTAAAAGAATACATTACTGCCAACATTACAAACAGAACCTTTTACAGAACAACCTCTTTGACTTTCAACTTTATCAAACTGGAACACTAATGGAAGTCCAGAGTAAGTAGCGCGGAATATAGCTCTTTCTGTAAGTATTGTGCAGTATTCGCCTCCAACTAATCCCATAATAGCACCAGAATCAGGTAAGTCTTGAAAATCAGATTGGTCAGTACCAGAAGTCCAGCTATCTATTGCATTAAATCCTGACCACCTTACACGGTACGGAACCCTCCCAGAACCCTCATCTATATTTCCTGTCCAGATAAAATCTCTAACTACAGTAATAAAGTCAGCCTTTGGTGGTGAGCCACCTAAATTAGAAAATGCAGTATCTGTGCCTAACTGCCATTTCTGTAGCTCTTCACCAGTACCGCCAGACGCAATAACGTATTCGCCAAACTGCACAAAACGCCAACGCTCATCACCTAATAAATCATACGCTGGACTGCCAGCCTTACTAACATTATCTAGCGCAGAAGTAGAAGCGTTAAACTCATATAACTTAGCCGCATCACCAACAAATAACTTTACGTTCCCAGCATTATCTTTTGCCGCAAAAATACCTCTTATCTTAGCGTCTGCGGTTGCGCTTGAATATTCAACAAATTGAGGAAATGAACGATA